TTTTCCGCAAAATAATCTGCGGTTCTACTGTCGTATTTAATGACAACGCCATTCTTTGCGGCAATCTTTCTCGCTCTGGAAAGGCAAGCGTTTTTGTTGACCATAAAATGCTTTCCTGTATCGGCTGCCTCGATGAACCGGCAAGCCAGGCTAAATGCGGCGAAATTGCCGCTTGTTGTGCGCGGCGTTTTCGATACTTTGCATATGCCGTTCTTCATCACCATCTACTTACCGTTTTATTCATGGCAATGTAAACCGGATCAAACATTTCTAGAACATACCCTACGCTACCTGCAAACTCTAAGTCATACTGTGGAAGTTTAACGAGCTTTTCGCATTTTTTACCTTTTTGGTAAAAAGACATCTTTTCAAACTCATCGGACGAACCGACTATGCCGTTTTCGATTAAAACGTCAATCAGATCTTTCTTTGTTTCAATCATAAACTATCTCCCATCCGTAAAGGCTTCGATACGCTTCTGCCAAACGATAGGCGGATGCTTTGGAATAAAATACGCCATCGTCTGTTGAGACATATCCGTTATCCCATATAAAATCGAGCTTATAAAAGCCGAATACAAAACGTACTTTCATGTGCATTTTATTTTTCATTTTTCCATTCCTGCAGTTCTATTATAGCGACTATAGCTTCATTTTCTGTATTAAACACATAGCCATCACCATAAGCATATCCATTAGCATACACAACAAAATATTTTGTATTTATACGCTGAATGCCATAATTATTTGTTATCAGTTTGCTTGTAAAATCTGCCATAATCTTCCTCCTGTTATAATCCGCAATCTACTGAGGACAAGTCGCCGAGAACCGTAGGTCTTACAGCCAATTCCATAGGATCAACGATCCTGCCGTCCGATAATTCTGCCATTGGTTTGTTGTTTCCCATTAACGGACAATGGCAACCGACTATTGTTACCGTTTCACCGTTGAGGAACGCTTCGTTCTCATAAAAAACATCTCTTCCAACGGCTTTGGAGAGTTCGTCGAGCCTACCGTTCTCCATGTCGTCGATGACAAAATGTACAAAGTCGCCGTTTCGCCGACCTTCAAGGGTAAGCGCACTGTCTGTCTTTTCGCAGATGTAAAACTTGTCGCCCTTGTCGATGTTGATTTTCGTCCACTGGCTGTTTGCCGTGGTTTCCATAACGCATTTCTCATTCGCTTCGGCGGTATGTTTGCCGATAATTTTGAAACGTGCCATTTCGTCCTCCTTTTATATTTCGCGAAAAATCATCTTACTCAATGATTCAAAATTTTCATTCATGTACGCCATAGCAGCCTCGCCAGTCTCAAACCGTCTTTTTAATTTTGCGTTTCTCCAATTACAGCTACAGTCAGGCGTCGGCTGCCTTTCAACCCTGATTCTTACTTCAACCCCTAGACCGTTTCCAAATGGACCGTCATTATGTGATATAAAGCCGACATCTTTTCCGTTTAGTAATATTGTTATATCTGGTGTACCGCTAGCCACACGCACAAGCCCTGTCTCGCGTTTGCCTTTCTTAAAAGTAAATTTGTTAGCTTTCATTTCATTCTCCTTGTTTGTTACGCCAAAGTTGGGATTTCTTCAACTTTGTACTGATGGGCACCGTATGAGTATTTGATTGCATACGCTTCTGCTTCTGCTTCAGTAACTGTTAAATGTATTACGTTATTGCCGTCTTTGACTTGGTAATTGAAATATTGATGCTCTACATCATCTTCAAATTCGTTCATCTTTCTCTCCTTATGCTTGGAATTTTGCTTCGTGTTTTTCAACTAAAGCAATTAATTTTTTTGCTAATGCCGCTGGGTATATGCCTTTTAAAACACAGACTAGATAGTCATGATTTAATTCGCCTCTTAGGTATTCTAAAGCAATTCTCCATGGTGTTTCGCTGTGGGTTAGCCATGAGAGTTTTGCTTTTAGATCTAATCTTGCATTTAGTTCTGAACTTGTCATCTTCTCACTCCTTGCGGCTGCTGTAGCAGCCAAATTATTTTTTTTTTGAAGTTTTAATTAACTTCGT